TTTTTTTTTGGTTAGTTTGCACTAAGAAAAGGGTTAGTAGAAGAAGAAAGGTGGTGTGTTTCAGAAGGAAACACGCAAATCAGGACCGCGATGATAGGTGCGTCGCCTGATACCTAAATCTACTGCATAAAGGGAATTAACCCCCCGCGGCATGCCTGCCCTACGGTGTCAACCATTCGATAACCAAAAACACGTGCAAATCGAACAGATGCTAACATCACGTGTGGTATGTTAGCACGACTGAAGAACCAGCTAGTGCATATCCACTAACTGGGAGGGAAAAATTGCGCATCATATTCATGCCATGTCTTAAGCAAGATAGGAATATCCTTCTTGCAGCATGCTTCAATAATCCGCGCACGGACTTCATTGTAAACTGCTTCACCATGGCCGTAAGCATTACGAACACATGCTTCCGCGTTTACAATGGTTGCTAGGTTCATGTCGGGACTCTTATGAACCCAGTTGGCTACATCTTTTACAGAAAAATCAAGGTCCAACGGAGCAAGAAACTCAAATGGACGGGTTGGATGTGGCTTGAAACCACGTTTTAGAAAAGTACACTTTGAAAGATCAGTGACAAAAGGTTGCATTTCATCAGAAGTTTTATCAGCAGAAGTTAAAATTATATCATAAGTTTTAAAATATCCTTGAATTGTTTGGCCATTAAAAATATGTGATATTTTTGGATTAACTGACATGATGAAATCATCACCGTATGTTATTAATTTAGTTAAAGTGTAAAAATAATTTAATGATGCGTACTCGGTGCCGCACATGATTCCCAACCATGCACACAACATATAAAGTTCATTAACAAGAGAATTTAAAGGAGCAGTTGCAGGACATCCAGAAGGGAGACCTGCTAAGACAGAATAAATAAAGTCATGCGCACAATGACGTGCACACACTAGTTCATCTAAAAGTGCTTTACGAATTTTCATGTTATCTAATTTTGAAGGACTGTTGTCATACACCTCATACCACGCCAAGATCGACTTACACACAGCACGCAAGCAAGCAGTGTTCAGACCAGGACCAAAGTTCTTGTAGTCACCAGTAACGAAATGAGTGCCCTTAGTAGTGAGAGCTCTTACGAGCATACCCCACTCACTGCTATCTGCGGCTATGCCTATCGCGTGTCCGAGATCCAAGCGGGCAGAAGTGTATGCACTGAGAAAATCACCAAAATATTGTTTAAAAACTATTGTATATTGAACAGGAGAAATTGAAAAGATACGAGTTTTACCAGGTTTGGAAATTTTATCTAAAGCCATTCTAGTATCCTTTAAACAATCATCGAAAATAGTGGAAACAGGGATACCCTCTAATCTATCTTGAATTTCGTTATTTATTTGATCCCAAAGCAAGTTATTTATGGAATACAAAACTTTATGGCCATTTTCATCTGTTTCTAATTCAAATAGCCATTCCTTGTTGTGACAGCCGTTAGGTCGGAAACGTGACCAGGGGAAACCTTCGGATGTTGAAAAATTGATACTTTCGTAGTGAGGCAAAGCAGGAATACCGCACACAGCGTCGTTGTAACTCAGCGGCCCACAACTATCTCGGTTTGGCTTCGCAATACTTATCAAACGCTGTATCTGATAATCCATGCTTGTGTCTCGGTGTGCTTTTGGAAAGTCTCTAGTGAGTATTCCCATGTTTGATACACCAGCCCACAATGGAGAATAAACCTCGCCTTCCTCAACGGGAACTCGAGGATCACCTTTCCGCAGCGGAGCAGGTGCACTCACAACAGGAAACACGCCAGCAATTTTGGAAGGTGTCAATCTACTTACACCACTTTCGTGATGCGCCATGCCTTGGTCAGTTCTTCCTATCGGCAAGTACGAGCCCTTGAAGCTAGGATGCGGTGTATCATCATGATTGTGTCCCACCTCAAACATTTCACCATTAAATTCTTCAAACATCTCCGATGCAACAGGATCAGCATATCCCTTGTTACCAGCACCAGCACAATGTATTCCGATTATGGGGTGGTTGAGATGCGGCGCAATCAGGTACGACCCACAACGTCCATTACCATGCCATGCATACTCATACACAGCTGTCAGGTCTTGTTTTGGAATGGCGGCAGTGCTGTTAATCATTAGTTGTTCGCAATAATTAACAGCAAGCTCATGGATAGCGACAGTGTTTGTAGGCATCACCTCCAACATAAAACACTTACCTCGGGGAACAGTATGATCTTTAAGAGAAGCAAAAAGGTGTGTTATCTTACGAACATATGGCATAGCTGGAATATGGAGGATAGCTAATGATTTTTCAGGGAGAGAACTTAGATGAACATCTTCTATGTTAACAGTAATACGAATTGAATTATCACTACGCCAAATATTTAGAGTTTTACAACCACTATTTATCCAGTAATCGTAGTAATGTTTCTGCACAATGAAATGATTTTGGTAGATGCCCACCATACGATTCCACGTTGTTGAGGCATCTGCGGTAATGAAATATGTGTTGCGTTCTATTATTCTTAAAATTTCATTAATCTTTTGACTATTAGGGTTACTCTGATGACGCGCAAATGACACGGCACGAGGAGCAGGATTCCGGGAGGCAGCGCTAAGCGTTTCATTATAGTTGGTTACACCTTCTGGCATAGGAGCCACAACCACTTCAGGTGCTCGGCCAACGACTCGGGTCCATGTGGCACCCACAGCCGCACATGTTCCGCCAACCGCTGAGCCAATAGCTGTTGTTGCTGTCGCATATGTGGCAGCAATGGAACTCCCCGTTGCCAAGGCATACACACCCCACAGAGCTCCTATAAGCAGGAAGAAAACTAAAAAATATTTCATAAATTTCCACAAAGGTTGAAGTACAGGGCTTATGTGTCTCCACATCCAGTCACCAAGCTTTTTAACCGTAGTCCAAATACTTGTGAACAAACGACGGAGTTTTGAAAAGAAAGATGTGTTACTGTTGGCAGTTGTACCATTATTGCCAGTTTCTGCCCTACGATTTCGGAGTTCCTCAAAGTATTGAGGTTTACAATCAGAGGTAGGGTTGTGTAAGTTCCATTGAGCGTATAGAGCTTCACCAAGCTCTGGATTCTTAAGGAACACACAATCACCACCACACGAATCATCAGGAATTTTAATTTCATCATCTAAATTACTAGAAGTAAAAGCACGTTTATTATCAACAGTTTGAAGCATCAATGGATAGTCATACTTAAGCTTGCCATGGATACATTTAGGATACCTCTCGATTATTGTTTCTAAAACTTTACCAGCTAAGATAATTCGATTAATTTCAGTTTCATTTTGATATTTCTTTTCAAGAATTTCTTTGAGAGCTTTAGCATTATGAACCCGGAAATATGACATTAGCAATTGTTCAAGAGGTTCGGAAATTTTCTTATCAATACATGGCCAAATATCATAACGAAGGTACAGCACACGAAGGGCATCAATTAATGGAAGATTACTAACATTTTCTAAAACCGCCAATTGTTCCTTGTTACCATAAAAGAATAACGTTTTAGGGGTCAAAAAATTTGTCGCTGGAGGCAAATTAACATTCAACCATCTGAGAGATTTACAAGTTGGATGCACACTAGCACCTTGAACAGGTTTATTACACTGTAAACACATTAGTATGGCAATTTTATCCTTAATTTGAACATGCATGCTGGGAATACCACATGAGTATGACCCAGCAATTACTGTAACTGGTTTTAATTTATTAGTTTGAATTAACTCGAACAAAATAGTAGCAGCAAAACAGTCAAAAGGTATGTTAAGAGAAAAGTATTTTTGACAAATGCTCTGGATCTCCTTCATATGGCAAACATCGGCCCTAGACCCTGTATGTGTAAAGTATAAAATATTCTCAAGGGACACTTTAGCAACGTTATCATTTATTCCAACTGTACATTTAATATGGTTATTGGATGCGTCAATACTGGTTGTGGGTGTGAGTTTAGAAGCGTCTATTACAGTGTTAGGACAATCTGTAGGAGGATTCTTAGAAATAGCCCCTTGCTTAGGAGGGGGAGCAGGAAGGCCTTCAGACGCAACAATAGGTTTATCGGGATCATTCTCAGGATCAGCGCTACGTGTTGATTCAAAATCTTTCATTACATTTTTATGTGTATCTTGCAAACAAGCTTTCATTTCTTCAGAAATTGTACCAGTATTACTATAAATTTGTGACAATCTAAGGACATCTTTAAAAGGTACATGTTCATGCCATGTATAATCGTTAAGGGCAGTGCACATGCGCTTGTATTCGGCTTGCTTTTCTGTAAGTGATAATACATCACCACTTGTCTCACGAATACGTGCGTCATACTCTTCTTTCCTTCGATCATACAAGGCTTGCTGGTGTCGGCGATACTCCATAAAATCATTTCTTAGTTTAACCATTAATGTATGAATAGAATGGGGATTGGAATGATTTGTAGTAGGCTCACTAGGATTAAGAGCATGGACAATTCTCATATGTTCAAAATTTTGGTAATCTATATTATTATCACGGCAATATTCTTTAGCTTGTGCAACATTATCACTAAAATTTTTGAAACCAGCATCTTCTAGTTCGGGGGTAAGAGTACATGTTAATAGGACCTCACGTCTACGCCAAACGGCTTCCATGTGAACTCCATTAAAATCAGGGAAAGCATGATTGGAACAAATAACTAAAATTTCTGGTGTATATCTGAGTTCTTTATCATCTAAATGTGCCATGGGTGGGTTAAGAGCTGCGGGGGATTTTATTGCAAAAATATGTCGGATCGCTTCATCACGAATTTCGCCAGTCTGTACATTCAAATAGTCATCCAACAAAATAGCAGGTTGAGCGCGACATCCAGTCCAATATTTCGCACCAGATGGTAAGGTGTATATAGGTTCGCCAAGATAAGAAATACCCGCATGCTCCAACAATCGAGGAATGATATGCTGTGCTAATTGAGACTTTCCAACTCCTGCAGAACCATATATCCATATGCAGAAGGGTTCACGCCTAGAAACAGTACCGTTACCTCGCTTGAACATGTCTTCACGACGCTTCGTAATTTTGCCGAGCAACCGCTTAAACATGTCGTACAATTCACGGTGTCCGCGTTGCACTTTTACATATGCTTCGAAATGCTTATTTATGCTACAACCTGTTATGTATGCACATTCAATGCGAGATGCCCATTCAGAATCTTTAGCATAACTACGTTCTTCGTTCTTAGGATCTAACAATATTTCACATTCATCTATCCAAGACAACAAAGGGACCATTTCATCTTGAATCAACTTTTCCATAAATTTATCTTTATTTATCCAAGCAGTACAATATTCAGCTACCTTCTTAAAAAGCAAAATGTTATTTTTCATAAATAGAGTTATTTGATTAGCAGTTCTTACATTTTGAGAAATCTCTTTAGTCAAAATTTTTGAAAAATCAGTTATATTACGTGGAGGATTAATAGAAGTTTGCAATACTGTCGACACTGCGACAAAAGCCACGTCGATAAATGAGGTAATCATATCAAAACTACCTTGCGGATCGGCGCGAGGAACTTCCCCGGTCTCATTAGGCTCGGTCGGGGTATTGCATATTCCAAGATACGCTAACAAATTTTTACTTCCAGTAAGCATGCGGTCAAAGAAAGCTCCATTGACAACACCTAATTTTACTAAAATGGTTATAGTAGCAATAGCTACTGCTTCTTTTACAGGATTTATTATACAGTGCATGATTTGAGAAACCAAGTCGACGCCAAAATTAATTACACCTCCACTAACTGTCGTTAGCCAGGAGATAAACTGTTGTGCTATGCCTGTTGCCTCATCCGGGTTACTAGTACCCAATACTTGTTCAACAAACTCAGCACTTCTTGATCCGGAATTATTTATAAAATCTTGTGTTTCACGGGACAAATTTATATGGAAATTAACATCGTCTAATTTAATTTTATGTTGAACTTGAATACCTTCGTCTGTAATTACTTTATTAACAGCTCCTTCAACCGTGTCTGTTAGTCGTGTAACAACACCACGCATAGTGTCAGATTTCATTGCAGCACCAGAAGCTTTTTCAACAACAGAGTCGAATATACCTTCGTGTGCAGCATTTTGTAAGGCTTCAGAAACGGGTGTAGAACTAGAAATTGGAATCATAGGAGGGAAACCTTGGAAATATTCAAAGAAAGCATCATCACCAAGACTATAAAAGACACTAACAGGGAAACGTTTAACTGTACCACTATTTTGTTCAAATCCAATAAATAAAGTACCTAGAGAAGACACACTCTGAGCAACTGGACGTTTCAAATCAGTGCGCTGGGACAAAATAAATGAGAAAGGTTGATAATAAGGAATTTCTATAGAATATGTATTATTTACTTTTGTAGTTTGAAAACCAACGGAATATCCTGTATTAAGGTAACATGATGTTACGTCATGCTCACCCAGCATCTTTGGCAACCACTTGTCGGCATGTGAATCTGGTCGGTGTTGCACCCAGATATTACATTTCACATCGCTAGGCAGCACAATTCTCAACCGCATACTACCACGCATATACCTATACGCACTAGCAACAATTGGGATAGTGCCATCACGAACATACTTGTTAAAATACTTGCCTTTAGCCTCAAATGGTGAAATATCCAGATCCAATCCTTGTGGCACTAATGGAAGCGCCACACTGGCTGTACCGACATCAGGTGAAGTGACTCCTTCAAACATGCAGTACGGCTGGTAGCGTCGCATCAATGTTTTAATATCGTCAAAATCTTCTCCAAAGGTAACAGGAGCGATATTGCTTTGAGGGGGCGGGACACATTCCAACACTACGGGGGCATCATTTGTAGCTTCAGAAGAATTAGGGTCATTTTCATGACGAGCAAAAGTTACAGCTTGAACAAAAGAGTCAGATTTAACAACAGTTTCGTCAAAAATAGGGTTATTAGTTAAATTACTCCATGGACCATCATCATTATTTTGTACATCCATAAATAAAGAATAATCCTTCTTATCAACAGGAAGGGCTGCATATTTTCTAGCATTTTCTTCAGTTTCAAATACTCCCAAGTATCTCCATCCAACTCCATCATTTAGGTTAATGGGGCCAAAATATTTAGGGTCAAATTTAGTACCATCATTCTTTAACATGTAGGGGGGCATATAAATTAATGAATCTGCGTTTACAGTGTAATAACAATTAGGTTTTAAATTTTGAAATTGCGCAACATGCTGCCAACCTTTACCATAGCGAGCAATTGCTTTTACGCCTCCAAAGAAGTCACCATAATACCCCCAATAGAAGGGCCAATAGCCACCATAAGCTTTAACCTCTTCATTGGGTTTATCACTTGACGCGAAGAAACAGGTACCGAAGGATGGTTGACAAGGGACCAGCAGTTCAAAATCATTACCACCAGCCCAATAAATATTCAGAAAAACGTCATTGGAAACAGCTTCCATGGGAATTAATTTATTAATTACAAATACATAAACTTTACCTGGTGGATCTACAAGACTATCACTATCTCCTGTATTAATTCGACGAGGCCATGCATAGCGGTTTGTTATAAAAGGGATACTGATTGTATATGACTGTACGCCATCTTTTAAATCAATAATTACATGAGGAGAACCACGAGCAGAACTCCAATCTACTTCATCAAGTGTACGGGGAATATAAACAACTGCCAATTTACCAGTATGCATCGAAGTGGCAACCATATCAATACGCATTTTCAAGGTACCACGCCAATAAGAAAATAAACTAGAAGCTACAGCCACAGGAGGAATAGGATATGCAGTATCGGAATCTATTTTATGGGACTGATATGTGTTTAAAGGCTGTAATGGAGCTGCGTGCAGTGAAAATAATTTTGTACCATATACATGATCTTTAGACCACTTATACGAATGAATAAAACCATATGTCTTAGCAATATCACTCCATCTTGTCAGAGTATTGGAGTTTTCTAAATGGGGTGTTTGTCCACGAGCATCCAATCTCAAATGGTTAATGGGTTCTGTAGAGCCAGTACCACTACACAAAGACTGCATAGCATGGGGAATCATGTGAGAAACGGCTTTCGTAACAGGGGGGTTGTCACGATTAATATCAGGAAGAATTTGATTTAAAGCTTTTTCTGCAACGCTAAGGCTAGCAAGTGCCATAGCGCCTTCCATCATCTGAGGCTCAACATATCTGCCAACGTCAGCACTCTTTGATCCAAAGAATTTAGAATTTTTAAATTTAATAAACAATGAAACACTACATGTTTTAGCAACACTATCTGAACTCTTAAGCGGAGTTAATACACGAATCATGAGGGAACCAAGATTAAGACAATCAGAATATTTATCTGTACCAGTTAAGGGTAAGCATGTAAAGGGGCTACGATATCCTATATTTAAACAACATTCATTAGACGCACCAGCATTTACAATTGCATGAGGAGTCTGAGAAGCAGAACTTATCTGTTTACGAAGGTTAAATTTAGAATCGGACAAGGTATCGTACCACCATGATAACTGTAACTGTCCACTTTGGAATTTATTAGCATTAACAACTGCACGAATGGAAATGTCTCCACGCCAATACTGATGTAGGCCAAAAGGTGCGAGGACAGGATTCTTTCCAATCATAGTGATAATCTTAGCGGGCATCACATACTCCTTGAGTAAAGAATCTTTACTCTCACCACTCCACGTAAAATTGTCAAACAATATTTCATCCTCCATAAGTGCTGAATACTCACGAGGAATCTCGCCAGCACCCATAGAAGGCGATATATCCATACCAGGGATTGTTACTTCAGAGCAATCATGCGTTTCGACTATACAGACTCTGTTAGATTCGTGAATTGTAGGTGACAAATTTTGATCGACTTTCTCTACGGATTCATTACCTTCTGGGAAGGCATATGGAACACCGTTACGGAAGTAAGAAGTGCGCTTATTTTTAATTATGTGCCTACCAGGCACAACTGAAGGTGTAAAGTTGTTACACCTTTTGGCTCTCATGAACCAAAGAAGACCGCGGAGGACGGCCAAAAGGTGTGCATTACGCACACGGGGAGCAGGGGGGTGGAAGATTTTATTTGATTTATCCCACTTTGGAAGTGGGATTTCACGACGCTTAGAACGCGTCGAAGGGGAAGGAGGACTTGCAAGCAAGTCCTCAGCAGGAGGAGTCCAATCAGGAAGCTCCTCGACTTCAAGGATTTCGCACATTCGTGCGAAAGAAAAGGAAGGCCGTGCCTTAGGGGTACGGCCTTTACGCTCGCGCTTGCGAAGCAAGCGCAAGTAGGAAGGAAGCATATCCTTCCATGCTGCAACAACGGCAAGAGTGAAGCTCATGCCGCGGGTGTGAGGGCGTTCAACTGCCCTTGCTCTGTTTATTTTCTTATCCATAAAATGGATAAGATGGTAAAATTTATAGAGGAAATCTTCCTCTCTACCCGCAAAGTTCTTTTTGAGTCGATGAGCGACTCTCTCCTCCCAACTCCAAAAGTGGGTTGGGTCAAACATATTTTTAGGCCCAATAGGCCTGTCATATGTTTTGGGTGTTGGTGTGTACACCCAGATCTTCTTTTCCGCGGCATAGAAGCCGCGGTTACGTGACTTAGTCACCTCCACTAACCTTACAAGAGACATATTAAAATAAAATATATCTAAAAGAATAATAAATCAAAAATTAATATATTATTCGGGAATTAGGCTGTCTGAAAGCGATAGTGTTCCTTTGAAACTATCGCCAGGTAATTTTGAGACTTGTGGAATAAAGGGTACCAAGTCGCTCTCCGTTACTAGTCATGTCGGATGTCCGGGGTAGAACGAATTCTGGGTCCCGGCAATTTGCTTAAGCCTGATCGCAATCATCCTAGGACGCGGTCTGGGATTGGACTTGTTCCAGACGGGGTCCTTACAACTTGTGCCATCAATCTTTCTCGGAACGGACATCTAATTTCGCCGAAGCTAGGGAGCGATGCGAATCCTAGGACTCCTAGGAAACCCGATTAAGAGACGTTTATGAAACAACTCACTCACGGATACTGTACTGTGGCAGACAACAAACTCGGTATGTCCTGCAAGCAGGAAGTACTTTGTACCGACTACATACACTGGAAAGATCCCTTCGGTTCTAATTGGGCCTATTTATATCTAGCATGGGGGGCGATATAAATCATAGTAGCGGGGCGAATCTCCTGCATTGACTACACGACAACAACGGTAGTGATACAGTCCCCGCGATCTAACTGAGGATGTTAAAAGTTTATCTTTTTTTTTTTTTCCACATACACAGTAGCGCCGCTTTGCAAGCCGTCGCAATACACTAATTGCAGACACGCTGCTCCAGGTCGCTATTGGAGAACACTACATACATGACTACGCCGAGTCTGACTAGTCTGGTATCACCATGCATGCAACCACTGTGTGGATTTTTAAATACGCTGCCAAGAGTCTATCCTTGCGCGACTATTAATACAATGACAGTAAGGGTAATCAGTCCTTAAAGCCAAGGGAAAAGAAAGAAATAACGTTCTATCACACTCACATATAGACAATTTTATATATTAAATTGGAAGGATAAAACACATTCATTCAACATTCAAACTTCATTCACACTTAAAAGAGAAATTCATCGGAAAACAAAAGAGTAGGCAGAATATCACTTGATATTTACTTACAATGAATTTCGATAGAGAACTTATATCTAAGAAGGGTGGGGAAAAGAGAGATTGCAAAAGCGTTTGACGTTTACTTGCAGTCGAGAAGAGAAAAACACAGTCCAGATAAAATGGGAAATACAGTCAAATAGATATGCAAACCCAAAATAAACAGGATATGTGCATTCAAAAATCGAATTACAAGAGACGAGGGAGGGGGAAGACCCCTCCC